GCAGCATTACAAGTAATAGTATCTTTACCACCAGACGTGCTAACCGCACTAACCGTTGCCATAACTCCAGTACCATCAGTCATAGTCCAGGAATCAATATTACGACGGAATTCAGACATTCCAGTTGCAAGTAAATCTCGGAAAGTATTTACTACCGCTTTACGAGCATCATCCGTAGCCCATTGCGCTTGGGTAGTCCATTCCACGGCATGGCGCATATCTATTGAGCCAATTACCGCTTTATCCCAAGTGGGCCCCGACCCGCGTCCTAAATCTCCGCCGTTTGAATCAAACCCTCCAGAACGTCCGCCTGGCCGCACCTTTAACGGAATTCTCATATCCCGTTTAGAAACTTTCTCTGTCTGTTTCTTTTCGATTTTCGAATAAAACGTATCATCGAAATCGAATAGCGTTGGAACGTTTGGACGAACCCGCTCCATTTCATTTGCAACTACTTGAGACTCAGTTAATGCCATGATTATTTCGCTCCAAAGTTAATTATATCCATCTCCGACATGTTTTTCTCCTTAGCTTCGCTAGAGGAGACTTTTACTGATTTGCCTCTAGGTGAACCACCAGCTTGAGGAATCATAGTTTTTCCACGAACCGGAACAGATTCTCCAGAAGCTTCAGCTAACCGTCTTTGTCGGATTGTCGGAATAATCATTTTGGCGCGGCTCAGGAACGCGCGTTTTAACTGAGCTTTAGATTGATCCGTAAATCCTAGTCTTGCTGCCTGCATCCATAACGATTGTAACTGTTTTTGTACAGCGCCGTCTTGAGATATCTTTGTATTTACATCATTTAAAATTGTTTCTACAACTTTCTCTCGTGTAAATCTAGTGAGTTTATTATCAGGATCAATATTATTTTCGATTATTTTTACTAATTCGCTTTTAGTAGCATCTTTAGTAGATCCCTCAAAATTAACCATTGAATTTACGATTAATCTTTGGTGATCCTGTTGTAATCTAACTTTTTCCGGATCTTCTCTAACCTGTTGAACCGGAGCATCAGCCGGTAATCCTTGCGGTCCATATAAGAAATGCGTAATAAGTTTGAAAGCATTCTTTAAATTAGTGCCATACTCTTTAGTAGACTCTTCAGCAGCATTTGCAAATTTCTCAGCTGTAGCAAATCCGGTAGTAATGAAATGTTTAAAAGCCGGATTGATGGCGCGGACATATAATTGTGGATTCTTTTCTTGAAGAAGCGGGAGAATCTCATCAGCAACTCTACTTAAAGCATTAGCATTATTCTCATTAAGAAGACTTACAAGTGGGCTAAAATCTCCATTTGTAAGATGCTGATCGAGAGTATCGAAAATTTCTACTTTACGAGCAGCGTTTTCTGCATCTTCTACGGTTGGGAAATATTCGGAGTATTTCTCTGCTTTAAAGAAATTAGCTTGAATGGCAGGATACTTCTTAAAAATATCGGGGAATTCTTTCTTAAGCTGATTAAATGGGGGAGCGCCAATTCTCTGTTCCTCTTCAGGAACTTCCTCTTCGGTAGATTCTTCATTTTCTTCCGAAGCTTCGCCTTCAATCTCTTCACCTTCCTCAATAGTAGAATCTAAAGATTCTGATTCCTCAGAAGTCTCAAGACTTTCAGGCTCCGGTTCCGTCTCCTGATCCAGAATTCCCGCTTCGCTCGTTTCCGCCATTTTGCTGCTCCATTAATGCTTGTTGTTGCATCTGTTGCTGTGCAATCATAGCTTGACGCTGCTGATGCATCTGCAAATGTAACATAAGATTTTGATAACCAGCCGGGCTCGTCTCTTTTAAGTATTGACCCGGATCAGATACCATGAATGCTTTAGTAATTTCTATATGAATATTATCATCATCTACTTCTTCAATTGGAATCGACGTCATCATTACCTGTTGCGGTTGACCATTTTCATCTAAAATTGGTTGCCCAGCTTCGTCCATTTGAATCTGACCAGTTGGAACCGGCTCAGACGTCATTAGTCTTAGATTTTCTACAAGTTGTTTATTTCTCTGGTCATCACCAGGAATATATAATTGACCGAAACCTAAAAGTCTAGAAACCATTCCAATATTTTCCGGATGAGCTATAACTTGGCCGAAGAATTGTGAGATTATAGGAGAGGCATTTGTGAGCAAACCTAGAATTAAATCTCTACGATTCTGTTCCGAAACAGGAAATTGATCCGAAGATTCAGCTTCAACATCACCAACTTTACCTTGCATCTCCGCCTTACGAATCCAAACATTAATGAATGATTCTCCAGTACGTTTTACATAAGCTTGATCAGTTTGGAGATTACGAGCGTATTCCTTACAAGATTTAAAAATAGTATCTTTCCACCATACGTTTACCATTTTCCAGATTAAGCTTAAACGCTGTAAAGCTTGATTTCTTGAACTCTCGTATTCCTTATAAGTACCTGAGCCACCCTGGAGTGTTCCACCGAAGATTGAGGGGAATGCACCAGATACGAATTGACTGCCCTGCGTAATTTTATCACTAAATGAATCGACTTCCCGAGAAAGCGATGCAGTCTTTACGGTATGAAACATTCCAGCTAAATTCTGGCCCGGTCCAACTTTAGCAGGATATACCATTCCAGGTTCGCTAGGAGTTTCTCCAAATTTATCCCAATCAATTGCATTCGATTCCGCGAATGTCATCGGAATCCCATAGAGAATTGTACGAAGAGTCAAGTTGTACATATCATTCGTCATATCTTGCATGTCTTTTAACGGTCTCCCTACGGGAGCCGCATGAAGATATAACGATGTAGGAGATTCCGATACTGTCCAATGATCGTCTATATTCTCCTCATAAGCCTCAGCAAAAAGATCATTTAATAGTAAGAAATAAACTCCATTTGGATAACTTTGCTGTAGCGCGGCTCGAAGATCGTCGTCCTGGATCATATAATATGCCCAGGGACGAAGCCATACACGACGGAACGTTACAAGGTCTAATTCCTGTGTATCAAAGGCTTCAGATGGCTGTCTAGCCCATCGTTCATAAGAAGAATAGGAATCTTCAGGAGTAATCTTATCTTTAAGATGGGGAAATAAGGCTTTTGCCAAACTAATATGATGTTCAGTCTCAAGAATTAGATAAGGCGAATTTTTGAGATCGGTAACATAGAATGGAATCTGAACATTTAGGGGACCATAAATCTCAATTATCTCACGACCCTTTGGTGTATCAACATAAGTTTTAACTAATTGTTTCTCAGTAGCGGACTCAACCATCGGGACAACGGGAGACTGACAAACCTCACAAAGCTTAACCTCGTCATCACCTTGAGCTTCATCTAGATTAGTTCCGCAAGTTGGACAAACCTGGTGAGAAACTAAAATCTCCTCTTCCACCATTTTTGGAGTCTTAACAGTTCCAAATTCTGGCGAGACTTGATAATAGTTATAAGCCGCTACGAACGATTGATTAAATAGAGTAAATAAGGATTTTACTAATAGCGTACTAGCATTGTTATGTACGGAAATAAGGTTAGCGATCTTCCCATAAGCTTTAGCAGTCGATATATCATCTGGATTATCAGCATCATCAGGAGAGAATCTTACACCTGGAACTGCACCACTTAAGCCGGCGATAATTGATTCCCCAAAAGCACGATAGATATTTACAATTCTACCAATATCATTTTCAGATATTCCTGATTCTTCACTAATACCTTCCTCATATGGACGCCAATCTCTCGCTGCATCTGACCAGAATATATTTTGTAGACCTTGCCAATAGAAATCGAGCTGTTTCCATTCCATGATGTTACGTTGACGAATTGTTTTCTGTTGTATCTCAAGTTGAGTCGTAGTATCAATTAAAGCTTTACGTAATTCTGGGGGATATTTTGATTCGTACTCCTCAAACGCAATTTCATCCTCGGTTAGCGGAACTTCAGTCGGAACTGGAGGCATATCAATCATTGGCCGAAGAATCCTCCCATCCCAGATAACGCCCCACGAAGATAAGCTGCAACGTTATTTCCCGAAGCCGGCGAAGTATTTTCATCGAAGTTTACATACTGTGATGCATTAGGAATTCCGATAAAATCTCCAAGTCTACCGGCTCCTTGCATCAACGATGACATTCCAGGTAATTGTGCTAAACCTTTAATACCTTCATATCCTGCCACTACTGGTAATCCGCCTAAACCACCTTGTTGTCCCCAAGCATAACGATCCATTTGTGCAAGTTGAGACGGATCATATTGTTCAATTCCTGGAGTCTTCGACCCTGGTAAAACATTTCGATTTATATCAGATTGTAACATCCTTGCATTAGGATTAGAGCCAAAAGAATTTACCATCTCATCTAAACCAGGCATAAGAGAGTTCTGTGGTGGAATTTGTCCATATCCTCCCATGCCGGACATATAATCCCAAGGATTCATTTCGTTGTCATCGGTTGAGGCTTATTTTTCATACGATCAGCATGTTCAAGGGCTGCACGAACGTGATTGGTAGGAATAAATCTCATACCATTTAAAGGTTTAAGATCCTTGGCCGGCTCTGGTAACCTTTCACCAATAACGATTTCATTATAATTTTCTGGTTTCTGTTTTCCTTCAAGTTTATCTAATCGTTCAATGATAGAGTCTAACTCCCTTAGCGCCAGCGAATTTACGCTCCTCGAATCTCTCCATTCGACGATAAAATGACGATTGATCCCCGGTATTTTCCAAATCATTTAAAATCTTCCCCAATTCTTGACGTTTCTCAGCTTCTCGATCTAGACCGCTCAAATAACGATCAACTGCTTTAAGAAGATATCTAGCAGCGTCGATAGGATCATCACCATCAAACTTCTTTACGTCTTCTGGATGAGTTTCGTCGTGAGTTGCTGCCGGAATTATCTCTATTAGATTTCTACAAGTATTAAAAATTTGAAGCCTAGGAAGATTTCTCTCAGGTTCTTCTGGTAAAAATAATTCTTGATATTCTTTATGTTGTTTAGGACCATAAACTCTTAAAATACGCTGTGCCGTCTCGTGATTATATCCCTCATCCGGAATGAACTTCGGTGGCCTTGGTTTCCAGCGAAGTAATTCCCGAAAATGCATCCAACCGCCGATACGATCA